GTCACGAAAAACTCGCGCACCCTGCTGACCTCACAATCGCTGGCTGCTGCAACTTCGGTCAATGGCACCGAGCTTAATTTGAGCACAGCCCATGGCGCGCTAGTATGCGTTAAGTTGACCAATGGAGCGTCGGCTCCAACCACCGCTCCGACAGTGACCTTCTATGTCGGCGAATCCACTGGCACGAAGCGCAAGCTGTATCAGGTGGGCGGCGATACGGTTGCTAGCAGCGTGAACGATTACGTCTGTGAGATTCCAGCGCCGGGGATGTTTGTCAATGTGACCATTCTCAACGGTGCGACAAATGCAATTACGGTTGAGGCATACGCTCAAGAGTTGACCACGGTGTAGGGTATATCAGTGGGCATTAGATATATTCAGCCGCAGACTCCGGTCGATATTGACTGGAGCAATCCGATCACATATGGGCTGGTTATTGCGTTTCATCCTGGTGGGGGATATGTCAATCTTGTCGATAAAATTCCACTCACGAAAGTAGGCGTTTCAACAACAGTACAGTCTGAACTAAGCTATTCAGGTTCGTCTGCAAGAATTTATGCTATATCCCCTCTCCCAATAAAAACGATATTTTCGCGTGGGAATCATGCAACAAGTATTCAGAGGTGGGGCGGTGCATTCTCGAATACCACTAATAATGGGTTGTATTTCGATGTTGTTTCATCCAACTTTACGCTTGTTAGATATAGCGGTGTATGGGATAATGCATCATTAGGCATTGGGGTTACTAGCGGCGTTCATTCTCTTGCTTTTGCTTCCGATTCCGCAGCAAGTCATCGTTCGTATTATGATGGAGTTCTAAAGACAACTGGAACTCAAATTGTATCCGACCCAACAAAGTTATTGCTTGGTGGGTTTATGTATTGCCAAGGAGCAAGCTTCTTTGATGGAGTTTGTACTGGCGACACACTTTATTTAGCGTTCTCTGTTCCAAAATCCGCAGCTGAAATAAAGTCACTCTCCGACAACCCCTGGCAGATTTTCAAGCCGCAAGCCCGCAGGATATGGGTAGCGGCAGCGGGGGGTGGTGACGCAACAGCAACCATTACCGGGGTATCTGGTTCAGCGCAAGTTGGAACAGTATCCACATCAGGTAACGCCTCGGTAAGTCTACCTGGTGCATCGGGAGCGGGTAGTGTTGGCAACGTCGTCGCATCAGTTAGTGCAGCTACTGCTATCACAGGCGTTAATGGCGCTGGACAAGTCGGGAATACAACGCAAACAGGTGCAGCCAATGTTGCTGTTTCAACCGTAGCAGGAACTGGGCAAGTTGGTACTGTAAGTGCATCGGGCATTGGTGCTCCAGACGGCAACGTTGCGATCACAGGCATTGCAGGGACAGGGCAAGTCGGCACGCTTGCAGCATCGGGTAATGGAGCAGTTTCCATTACTGGCATTGCGGCCACTGGTAGTGTTGGTTCTGTAACTCCATCGGTGACTGTAACCACTACTATTACGGGTGCTATCGGTACTGGCAGTGTTGGGACTTCAACGCAGACAGGCGCAGCGAATGCAACAGTATCTTCAGCAGTCGGTATTGGCCTTGTTGGCACTGTAAGTGCAACTGGCACGTCCCAAGACGGGAATGCTGTAATTTCAGGCATTAGCGGTATTGGGAGTGTAGGAATAGTAAGTGCGAATGATGGAACTGTAGTTAATAACCACGGCTTCATCATTATTGATACGGAACCGCGCTTATGGTGGAAGCGCAAACCGAGCAAGTTGGATGACAAGAAAGCAGAAGAAAAGATTTTCAAGGTCGCCAGAGTAATTGAGCGTGTGGTGAAACATGTTGCTAATTCCAACGAACCATCTGTATCGAAAGAAGTATATCGAAAGGCAGCATACGCAGAAGTAGCGCCATTACTGCGTGAAATGCCTGGATTCGATTGGTCGCCAATGTTCAGGGCAATACTGACGCAGAGCAAATTGCAGGAGCAGAACAGAATTGCAGCAGAGCAGGCCGGAATTCTAGCAAAACAGGAAATTGAACGTATCAAGCGCATTCGGGATGATGAAGAAGCATTGATAGTTTTACTTATGGGAGCATAGGCATGGACTACGAAAAAACACAGGCAGATATAGATAAAGGCCGGAAAGCAGAAGAATTACTGGGAAACGAGTTACTTAAAGAGGCGCTGACTGCCATCGAAAAGGAAATCAATGACCAGTGGCTTGCCTGCCCTGCGCGAGATAAAGAAGGAAAAGAGGCGCTTTGGCAATTAGCAAAAACTATCGAAAAGTTCAGAAACATATTGACAGGCTATGTAGAAGGTGGCAAACTTGCCACAGACCAGTTCTCCAGATTTGAGAAAGAAAGCAAGTTGCGGTCTTTCCTGAAGATGGCTTAACTAAAGGAGTACTTAAATGAATGAAGCGGAAGACACCAATCCAGAATCGGAAGTGTCGATTGATGATGTAGCCAATTTGCTGGATACGACCGACGAATCACCAGACGAAGGAAGCGACGAGGAAGTCCGCGAGGATGACGCCGAAACGCAGCCGGAAGATGACGAAGAAGTTGAGTACGAAGGCAAGACATACAAAGTACCCAAGGAGTTGAAGGGCGCTTTGATGAAGAATGCTGACTACACACAAAAAACGCAGGAAGTCGCTGAGCAACGCAAATCAGTTGAGGAGCGTGTTGAGTTGCTAAATCAGCGTGAATCGTTGATGTCAGCGACATTCGACAAGGCAGTTGAGTTACGCGACATTCAGAACAAGTTATCCCAGTACGAACAAATCGACTGGCAGAATCTTGTTGATGCCGATCCGGTGCAAGCCACAAAACTCAATCTGGCCTATCAGCAGCTCCAGCGCGAAGCACAGCAGAAGTATGGCGAATTACAGCAGGCTCAATCCCAAGCGCAAAATCTGTCAGAGCAAACCAGGCAGAAATTTCTTGCCGAGGAACAGACAAAGCTGAAAGCCAGACTTCCGAACTTTGATATGAAGGTTGCTGAAAAAATCAAATCTGTTGGCAAGGAATACGGGCTAACTGATAATGAATTGAACTCCGTTGTGGATTCGCGCTATGTGCATATCCTGCACGATGCGATGAAATGGCGTTCGTTGCAGGTTGAAAAGCCATTGGCAATGAAAAAGGTGACTGAGGCGCCAAAAGCAATCACGCCGCAGGTCGCAAGGTCAAAACAATCGAATCAGGCCGCTTTCGACCGCCTCAAAAAATCAGGGCGAGTAGAGGATTTGGCCGCACTCTTATAAAGGAAACAAATCATGGCACAGCCAACAGAAACATTTGACAGCTACGACGCAGTAGGCAACCGGGAAGATTTGCAGGACAAGATTTACATGGTTTCACCGGAAAAGACGCCGGTTGTCTCGTCCATTCGCCGCTTTACCGCCACGCAGCGCCGCCATGAGTGGCAGCGTGATTCTCTGGCCACGCCGAACAAGGACAACGCCGTTATCGAAGGCGATGATCGCACTGGTACGCCACTTGCCGCAACTGCCCGCGTAGCAAACACCGTGCAACTGTTCGACAAGGTTGCTGTAGTTTCCGCGACGCAGGAGAAAACCAAGTCGGCAGGTCGCGGTTCAGAGATGAAGTATCAAATATCGAAAAAGATGGTTGAGCTAAAGCGCGACATCGAAGCGATGGTTCTGTCGGATAACGTCGCTGTGATTGGTAGCTCCAGTGTTGCTCGCAAGTCTTCTGGCCTAGGTGCGATGATCTACACCAACATTTCGCATGGTGGTGCTGGTGCAACTCCGGCTCATGCGACCAGCCTGGCTGATACCCCGCAAATTGCTGGTACTAATCGGGCGTTTACTGAGACATTGCTGAAAACCGTGTCGCAGGCAACCTATACGACTTCGGGTGAATTCCCTTCGCTAATCAGTCTGACGCCTTCGCACAAGGGTACATTCAGTGCTTTTGCCGGAATTGCAGCCAACCGCCACCAAGTGGCAAAGGGGAAGCAAGGGGTGATCGTAGGTGGAGCAGACGTGTATATGAGCGACTTTGGTGAACTGACCGCTGTTCCCAACTACGTTCAGGCCACGGCAAACGCGAACACGGTTTTTATCCTTAACCCTGAATATATGGGGATCGCCTATCTCGGTGGGTTCAAATCCGAGCCTTTGGCGAAAACTGGACATACTGAGAAAGAGCTTGTCTCTGCTGAGGCTTGCCTGGTGGTTACATCCGAAACTGCCCAAGCTGCTATCAAGAACCTTACTCCGTAATCTGTATCAGTAATCTGAGGAATCCCCGGGGGAAACTCCGGGGAAACTCCGGGGAAACTCCGGGGATAAATCCGGGGATAAATCCATGTAGGCTAAGAGGTTCTATTATGACAGTTGTATTCACAGATTATGACCCGGTAACTGGAATAAGCTCTCGTGTACATGAGCTTGATGGCAGGACTGTTATCGAGAAGAAATACGACGCGCAGCCATTCATTGAGGCCGCAGCAGATGCACGGCAAGCAACTGAGGGGCAACGATGGGGAGAGATGCGCCACGTTGGGTTCATTCCGATGGCAGAACTTGGTAAGATGATGCGACAGGATGGTTCTCTGGACAAGAAGCGAACAATAACTTTTCTGAAGAAAAATCCTGCTTTGGTGACGTTTAGCAAACTGCTAAAATGACTTTTTACCAACTGCTCAAATGAACTATACCCAACTACAAACGAAAATAGCTTCATGGCTTAACCGTGACGATCTAACGGCGGTAATCCCTGACTTTATCCTATTGGCAGAAGAACGGATTAACCGACATTTGCGAGTGCGCAGCATGGAAGTCACGCTGACTCCTACTGCGATTGTAGATAATCTGGTTTCGCTTCCATCAACAACGCTTGACGTGAAAACGTTGTGGCCGGATGGATACGAAGATCAGCCACTAAAAATTCAGTCACTTGAGGCTGTGCTTGCAATGCCAACGAACGCATTGGCAACGCATTACGCATGGCAAGGAACCTCATTGCGGCTTAATGGTGGCGGTAGCGTTACAGGTGTGCTGTATCAGAAAATCCCTGCACTGGCGACAGCAACAAACAACTGGCTATCGGATTCTGCCGACAGCATCTACCTTTTTGGTTCTCTTATTGAGGCATCCATTTATTCAGGAAATGATCCAGCTTTATGGGAATCTCGGTTCGCAGTAGCCGTCAACGAACTGCAAGGTAACGATCAGCGATATTCTGGGCCTCTAGTAGCGAGGGCGCGTTAATGATCAAGATTGCAGGATTCGCTCCAGATGCAGACAAGACAACTCCTGGGATACTGACTGACTGCGAGAATCTTATCCCGAATATTGTTGGCATGACCGGAGCACCATCTGCCGTTACGCCGTCCGGCGTTCCTGCCTTGGCTGCGGCCTGCCAGGGCGCATCAGTTGTCACAAAACTGGATGGTACACGTCGCCTGATTGCTGGAACGGCAACAAAACTCTACGAGCTTGGCAGCGGCGTATGGACTGATCGCTCGCGTGCCGGAAACTATACAGGTAGCGCGGAATCGAACTGGGCAATAACGCAGTTTGGCGATGCGACCTTGGCAGCCAATCGTTCCGATATTATCCAACGGTCAACTACGGGCGCATTCGCTGACATTGCTACAGCCCCAAAGGCAAGCATCATCTTTTCAGTTGGCGCATTCGTAATGGCGCTCAACGTCAATGACGGTACTGAAAAGCCTGATGGATGGCATTGCTGCGCGGCTTATGATGACACCAGCTGGACGCCATCAACGGCAACGCAGGCTACCAGTGGGCGGTTGGTGGCAACGGCTGGACAGATCATAGCCGGTGGCAAACTTGGCGAATATGCCGTGGCTTACAAGAATCGCTCGATGTATCTTGGGCAATATGTCGGCGCGCCTGTGGTCTGGGACTGGGTTCAGGTCATCGGCGGGAATGCCGGGTGCATCGGAAGGAATGCGTGGTGCGATCTGGATGGCACGCATTTCTTTGTTGGCGAAGATAACTTCTGGCTGTTTGACGGCACGCGCCCAACGCCTTTGGCTGACGGCGTGTTGCGGCAGTGGTTCGCTAGTAACTGCGACCCGAGTTACAAATACAAAATTATTTGCACCTACGACAAACTGACAAACCTTGTCTGGGTATTTTATCCATCCACCAATTCAAGCACTCTTGATTCTGCGCTTGTCTATCACGTCACATCAAAGCGATGGGGCAGGGCAAATAGAGCAATTCAGGTGGCACTGGAATATACGGCTTCAAGCATAACAATCAATGGACTGGACGCGCTGTCCGCGACCATCAATGAATTGCCGAACATTCCTTTCGATTCACAATACTGGCTGTCTGGCGGGCGTGCAATGTCCGTGTTCGATACGTCGAACCAGTTGCAAAGCTTGACGGGCAACTCTACTAGCAGTTCAATGACGACAGGTGATGTCGGAGATGACGACGCCGTGACGCTGCTTCAGCAGATCAGGTTGCGTTATGAGACACAACCAACAACTGCGACAGGGCTATCATTCAGCACGATGCAGAGCGGTGGGAGCATGGTGGCAGGCCCGTCTGGAACTCTGAATGACGGCAAGTTTGATATGCTCAAGTCTGCAAGGTGGCACAAGGCTAAAATCAGCTTTACCGGGCCAGTGACCGTTACTGGTATGAAGGCAACATTCAAGGCGGTTGGAACGCGATGAAGCTATCAACTACACCTCGAATTGTCGGTGATCCTATCTTGACGCAAGTATTGCGTAATGTTGCCGCGCAGGTTAATCAACTTAGCGAGGGGCGTATTGCGGCGCGATACACTGCACAGTCATCTACCCCAACTACAGGGACTTATCAGCAGGGTGACTTTGTTACCAATAGCGCCCCGACAGAGCTTGGCACGACTCCAAATAAATACGTTATTGAAGGATGGCTTTGTGTGGCATCGGGAACCCCTGGAACATTTGTGCAAAAACGATTTTTAACTGGAAACTAATGCGATCAATGCAACTCATCCAAGTACCAGCACAGCACATCGACTTCGCTTGGCGCGATGGGGCTTCATGTCTTGTCGAAGCATGTGAAAGTGAATGTACTGGCGATCAACTCAAGATGCTACTTGGGCGTGGTGAAAGGCAGTTGGTTAGGATGGACAGTGAAGATAGAACGGTTGGATGGGGCGTGTTTCGCGTTGATCTTCTACCAAATATGCGCGTTCTTCACATAACTAACCTTGTGGCGCATAATGCACACTTCGAGATGTTCTTTACTGAATTGAAGAATATGGCTGAACTACTTGGATGTTCAGTCATACGCTGTGCAGCAAAACCTGCACAGGAAAAGTTATACACTGGGCTTTGCGGATTCAAGCCTGTTTACAGAATACTTGAAGTGGAGATTTAATTATGTTCAGCAAGCATAGCGGATATTCACCTGACGGACGCCGCAGGTTGAACAAGGGAGGCGGTGGAGGCGGAACCTCAACAACAACTCAATCAATCCCGGAAGAACTCAAGCCGCTTGCATCGGCTTACACGAGCAAAGCCATTAACCTTGGCAATCAGGGATTCCAGCCATACACGCAACAACGGTATGAAGACCTTAACCCGACGCAATACCTTGGTCTAGGATCAACAGTCGACCGAGCTCTGGGCGGCTCGCAGACAATTGACAACGCCGAGAGAGCGCTGAATCAGACCATTGCTGGTGGCAATACGAATCCTTACTTAGATTCGATGGTCAACAAGGCGCAAGGTGCGGTAACTCGCAACTACGCTAACTCTGTCGCGCCGCAAATGACTGGCATGGGCGTTAGTTCAGGCTCATTCGGCAACAGTGGAGTCGAGCAGGTTGCTCGCAATTCACAGCAGGACTTGCAGACTTCGCTTGGTGACATTGCAACCAGCATGTATGGTGGCGCTTACGATGCCGACCGTTCAAGACAGATGCAGGGCATCGGCATGGCTCAACAGTTTGGCAACCAAGCCTATACGGATGCAGCTCAATTAATGAAAGCTGGCGATGTAATGCAGGATCAAAATCAGCAGCAGCGCGATTTTAACTATCAGACGTATCAGGATCAGCAAAATCTCCCTTATAAACAGCTTGGCGCGATGTCAGGGGTATTTGGTAGTAACCTTGGGTCATCTTCAAGTACGCAAAGCAGTCAAAGTGGAGGTGGAAAATGATTAACTTCAACCAGTATGGCGCAAAACCAGGCGTTGCAAGGCAGGCTGGATTGCTGCAACAGCAAATGGAGAGCAACCCAGTTCAGCCGTATGTTCCGTTTTCGCAGCAGTCGGGATTGACGCCGCAAGTGGCTCCACAAGTGGCTCCACAAGCTTTAGTGTTAAGTACGGCCGATAAGGTAAAGCAATTTCAGCGGTTAAGTTCGGCCGATAAGCTAAAGCAATTTCAGCAGTCAGGAGGCAACAAATAATGTTCCCACTCATGGTACCCATGCTAATCGGTGGCGGCGTCGGCCTGCTCACCAACAAGAAGAATCCACTTGAAGGCGCATTGATGGGCGCTGGTATGGGTGCTGCCGGAGGGCTTCTGTCTCCCGATGCTGCTCCCGCTGCTGCTGGTGCTGCTGCTGAGCTTGGGGCGGCTGGCGCTGGTGGATTTGGCACTGCCGTACCTGGATTAAGTACAGGCACTGCCGTACCTGGATTAAGTACAGGCACTGCCGTACCTGGATTGAATGCGGCTGCTGCTGCTCCTCCTGCTCCTTGGTATGATGGGGTACTATCTACAACCAAAGAGGTTGCAAGGAATGCAAAGCCAGTTGCAGATATTGCTGGCACAACAATGATGGTTGAACAAATGACAAAAGAAGAGCCACCTCCTCCTATACAAGCATCGCCAGTGATGGTACCTGGCAATGGCTCGAATCCACAGATGCAAGGATTGCTTCAAAGCATACAATCTACAGATGCACAACGTGCGCAGGAAGAAATGCAGAAGCGACAAACTAACAGAGCAATGAGAGGATACTAAAATGGGCCTTCTCGACGAATTCTCATCTTTTGTCAAAACGCCAGAGGGCCAAGGACTGCTATCAGCGGCCTTTGGTGGTCTTGCAACTGCTCGTCGTGGTGAGCCTATCAACTCAATGGGCAAGGCCGGTCTAGCTGGGCTGATGGGCTACGGCCAGGCACAAGATAGGATTGAGAAGAATGCCAGTCTCGACATCCAGAAACAACTGCATCAGATGCAGTTGTATGAGGCAAAGCGGAAGATAGCAACCAATGAAATTCTTGGTAAAGCATTGAGTGATAGCATGACAGCGGATACCGGATCTGGAACTGATGGCAGTTCTTCTGTTACTCCACCAGGCTTATCACCATCATCTGCCGCTATGTTCGGAACGCCACATCTAGCAACGCCAGATGTTGCTCCACAAGCCAAAAAACCTACAGGAAGTTATGCTGATATTCTTATCAATGCAGCCCTACAAGCTGGTGATATGGATGCCTACAAAGAAGGTCAGAAGCTAAAAATTGAAGAGAAAAAATTAGGGCCGAAATACTCAACCAAGTTTGATACTGTAATGGTTGGAGGAGTCCCAACATTAGTTCAAATTTCAGATGATGGGTCTTGGAAGCCAGCAGGAAGCAATATATCCCCTGCCGAAAAGCTGCACTTTGTTGGCAATGGGCAACGAGAAGCGATCGGGATTAACCAGTTTACAGGAAAAGTTGAATCTCAGGGAGTTCAAAGATTTCAAACACCAGAATCAATTGCATCGAATAATGTTGCGATGCGCGGTCAAAATATGGCTGATAAACGTGAGGCTCAGAAAATAAATACTCCTTCATACGATTCAACAACAGGATCATGGATATATAAGCCTACGCAAGACAATCCTCAAGGAACTTCTGTTCCAGTGCCTGGTATTGATAAGAAAAAGCAAATGACTGAATCGCAGAGCAGGGATAATTTATTTGGCTCGCGTGCAAATAAAGCGCATGAGATTATTACCAATCTTGAAGGCAAATACTCTAGGGCTGGGGTTGCATCAAAGGAGACGGTTGGAGATATTTGGGGAGTGGGTGGCATTCTTGGTTCTACTGGGAATCTAATGCTAAGTGATTCAAGCCAGAACGCAGAGCAAGCACAGAGAGATTTTGTAAATGCTGTTCTGCGAAAAGAATCCGGCGCTGTTATCTCTCCAGCAGAATTTGATAATGCAAGAAAACAGTACTTTCCTCAAGTCGGAGACTCTGATTCAGTAGTTGAGCAGAAGAGGCAAAACCGGATTTTGTCAATTGAAGGGATTGTGGCTGGTGCTGGTTCCGCTGGATCGAAGATCAACGTATATAAAGACGGCGGAAAGAAAGTTGCAACTATGGCAGATATTCAAGAAACAGCACGAAAGAGCGGAAAATCAACGGCTGAGGTAACTGCTGCAATGAAGGCGCAGGGCTACACAATAGGGGGTAATTAGTATGGCCGGGCGCGATTTATCTGCTGAACTTTTTGGAGAACAAAAGCCGACAGGTGGCCGCGATTTGTCGGCGGAATTGTTTGGTGCCGCCACATCACCATCGCCGAGTTCTGCGAAGCCCAAAAACACTGGAGACCTTCTAAGTTCGTCCATCATCCGTGGTGTAGCAGGCCTTGCCGGGCTTCCAGGTGACGCAATCCGGCTGCTTGAGTCAGGCATAACATCCGTTGGTGATGTTTTTGGCCTTGTTCCGAAACGTAGTTTCAAGGGTGTTACGGTAGGCAAAGATGACATCATTAAGGTCGTAGAAAAGGTGACAGGAACTCCGCTTTATAAACCAGAATCAACTCCTGAACGGTATGCTGGAAAAGCAATCGAAGGCGCAGTAAGCCTTCCTGGTAAAGCAACGCAGATGGGTATTGGCGCAGCATCCGGCTTGCTCGGTGAGGTTGGGTATGATGTTGGTGGAGTACCTGGCGCTATTGTTGGCTCGTTAATTCCTTTTGTTGCCCCATCTATCGCAGCAAAATCTATTGGATATGTTATCGACCTTGCCAAAGGCCGAGTGACTGATATTCGCACAGGGAAAATGTTGCGCGATGTAGCGGGGCCAAAGTTGGCAGGCATCAACCGCGCTACTGCTGCAAATCCAGAACTCACGGCTGCACGGGCGGCGGCTGGAGAAAAAAGCGACACATGGTCCGCGTTAGGGACGCTCGCGCAACGAAAACGGTCGCAAAACTTCCCCGATATTCTTGATGAAGCAGCAGCGCAGCGCAGGCTTATTGAAAATGCTGCCGGTGCGCCAAATCAGGAAATGGCTATCCTTGCACAGGGTGGTACGAAAGGAACGCTATCGACAAACGTTGGGCCGAAACTCGAACAGGAATTGGCCGCTGCAAACCTTGCAGGCAAGACCCTCCCACGCCTACAAGGACAAGCGGATAGATTCGCTGGGGCTGCTACTGACAAGGTTCAGGACGTTCGGAGATTTACGGCGGCTGGTAAACGTGCTGACGATTTGGCACAGAATTTTTTCTCCGCGCCCGGCCAGCCGAGAATCGCCGGTAAATACAGTTACGCTGATGAGTTATCGAAACGCGCAGAACAGGTTGCAACGAAATCCGCAGATGGCAGCTTGATCTTTGGCGAACAGGCAAGGCATTCGCAGATGATGGCGGATAGCCTTGCGAAGCATGGATTCAAGCCTGTAAGTGGCGACAGGATACTTTCAAAAATCAATTCAGAAATAATGACACCAGGGAATGGTGACATTCTGCTGAATGAGGAAGTTCTAAGAGGACTCGCCAATAGAGTTGAGGAGTTGACAGAAAAGTATGGTGGACAACTTGATGCAAAATCGCTACAAGCTATGCGTGAAACTGATATTGATTTTGTTGTGCAAAAGGCGCTATCAGGAACTCCTGGAATACCAAAGGAGCGCATGGCGAAAACTGTAAATAGTTTGAAATCATATCTTGATGACGCGATTGAATCTGCTGGTGGCAATGGCTGGAAACCGGCAATGAAAGAGTGGTCTGCCGGTATGCAAGACATTAACAGGCAGAAAATGAATGCAGTAGCTCTTGATTTGTTCGACAAGGATAAGGCGAAACTGATGTCGCTTGCTGCGGGGAACGAACCTGATTTGGTCAAGCAGATTTTCCCTGTCGGCGCTCCTGTTCTCGGCTTTCAGATGGGCGGAAAGGATGCGGCAATCAAGAAAGTAGCAGAAGAACTTAGGCGTGATGCTGATCTGGCAACGCGAGCAACTCGTGGAGAGGGAAATTTAAGTGACATTCTCAGTAAAGACTCGATAAATTTCAGGCTTCCGGCGCTTATCAACCATTGGTTCGCTTTCGGCAACAAAGCGCTTGACGTGACAGAGGGAATGCTAAACCGAAAGACGATGGAGAAAGTGTACAAAGCAATGGAAAGCGGAAAATCTGCCAATGCCGCATTAAATACACTGCCAACGTCTCAGCAAAACAAGGTTATGAAAGCAATGATTGAAGCGAAATTCCCCAAAACAGTTCGTCTTACGCAAGAAGCATCGCAAAGGAATAATGATGGTTTGCTCAGTGAGCCAGACCGCACCCGCAGGCCACCCGCTAGCGGCCTTCTTAATTAGGAGTAACTATGCCAGTTCCCACTTTAATATCGCAACTATCAACAACCGCATCGCTCAACTCGCCTGATGGCGCAG